GAAGTTCCTGTTGAACCTGAAGTTCCTGCTGTACCTGAGGTTCCTGCTGTACTACTTGCTCCTGAAGTACCAGAGGCACTACTTGTACCTGAAGTACCCGTTGTACCTGAAGTACCACTAGTTCCTGAATTACCTGCTGTACCTGAAGAACCTTGTACACCACTTGTACCTGAGGTTGCATTAACATATCCAAAAACACCTGTTGTTGGGTTATATGTAACAACATAAGGACCTGATTGAACAGGTAATGTTTGTATAATTATTGGGGTTGGACTCGAGCCTGAAATTACTAAAGATCCAGTAATTACTGCTGATCCTGAGTATGGAAAAGGAGCAGGAATATAAACAGTTACACCTGTATCATTACCATTAACTCCAAAACCAAATATATCCTCAGAACCACTGAAGTTAATAAAAGGAACACTAGCGCTAACTAGTATTCCATTTTGATATATATCGATAGTGCCTGGTCCACCACCACCTCCATTGTTTGAGTTATATACACCAACCGGTACCTGATCTAAAAATCTTACTTGAGCCATTAAACTTAGTTGTTATCTGGTATAAATATCAGGTTATCCAATTGCTGTTGATCTGTTTTGAGCTTCTTTGTTACCTACTCCACCAATAGAGGCATCTGAGCTTTCTCCTGTGTTTACAAATGTTGTATGTCTTACACGTGCTGGATCTGCTGTGATAATTCTATCGCCGTCTATGCGACCTTCGAAGAATGCTGTGTTGTCTGTTGCTTCTACTGAGAATATAATTTTAGTTTTGTTTGAGAATTTCTTAAGAGCAGTTATATCTTTTTGTAAAATATCAGGAATAATATATCCATTTATTTTAATGTCAAAAGTACTACGAATTATTCTTTCATCATTATTAGTTAATTCAGTTTGGAAACCAAAAGAATCAATCATAGCCTTAAATTGGTAACGTTGAGGATTACCCCAATAAGCGTCAGAAGCATATTCCATTGCTTCTATTATTTTATTTAGTTGTTCTACATAATAAGTAAATACAACACACGTATAAGTAACTGTTAAATAATCAGGCATAACCACAGCATAATATTCTTGTTGTGGTATTCTATTATTTAATACTTTAAAGTTATCATAGGAATTTCTTTGAGTATATTTTTTAGTAAACACACCAAAGTTTTGTGGGTTGTTGGCGTCTAATTTGTTAGCTATCTGTCTATTTTTGTCTATACTGTTGCGTTTAAACATAATCAACGGAGCCTGTATTTTACCAAGTTGATCCCTATAATACCCATCCTTTTGAAATGATTTCCATTTTTCTGGTGAACCGTAAATAATAGGAACTGGTAATCTTGCTCCATTTTGTATAACTGAAGGTTGAATTACATTTCCAAAGTAATAAAAAATTGCCTCATCTATGTCTTGAAGACCAACACTAAAAGGTTTTACTGTATCTCCTTTAAAGGATGTTTGTAACGATCTATTTTGTGAAGGTATTGGATTAAACGAATTAGGATCTCCATATTGTGGATATGTAGGAACATTTTGTTCTATTCCTAATTGTCTTTGTGTTTTTGGTATAGGTTTTCTTACATTTGGCATTACATTCTTGATTTAATAATATTTAATCTATCAGATGGCACATAGTGACAATCACATCTTACTTCCACATTGTAACCAAATTGGTCTAGTCCTGGGTTTATTGGGTTAGTACCTGAAGCATCTGTATAAGGGTATTGAGGATCTTTTCCTGTAAAGAATTGGGTAGCATTTGTATTATCTACTTCCCAATATCCGTTTTGATATTGTATAATATCACCTACTTCAGGGTGAAGTTCAGCTCCATAAGTTCCTGGTAGTGGGTTTAAATTAGATCCAAAACTCATACTAGCGTTAAAATCTAAAGTTGGACTTAATAAATCATCTCTTAAAAATCTAAAAGTCATAGTCCAAGTAAAATCTACACCTAAATCACTTGTAGGAGCTTCTTGAGGGCCTACTTCTACTAAAGCAAATAATACAATTGGGTCAGCAAAATTTCTTCCTTCTACTGATTCTCCATACATGTTAGTTTTAGTAGTAGTTACGTTATATTTGTAATATATTACTTCCTCAGATATAATATTTCCCATCAACTCTCGGTTGACTCTTCTAAACATTGATATATCTCGAGCACCTCCGTATAAAGCCATATTATCCTATATAAATTGTCATTGGTACTTGGTTAATTTCAGCAACACGAGCTATTGATTCTGCTTGTCTTCTTTCAAGTAATGCTTGACGAGAAGTTTGATCAAAATATTCTCTTAATCTATTAATTAATGCTTCTTTTTCTGTAGCAGCCGATGCTACTAACTCATTACCATTTAAAGTTACTTCAGCTCCTGGAATAGGAATTGATGAATATTTGTTTCTTACTAATCCTAGTACTTCTTTTGCTTTAGCTAAAGTATATTCAAAAATCCAAGCTCTACCAATTGAATTAATTTTAGAGTAGGTTGGGTTTACATAAGGTACATTTGAAGTATTTGAAATTTTATTTGTACCATCAGCAAATGCAGCATCTAATCTATCTTGAATCTTAATAAAATCAAATACTAAGTAAATACCATAATCTAATCCTCCACCTCCATCAAAATCATCACCTGTCATTCCTGTACCTGGTACTGGGAATACTGAAAGTATATTATTTACAACATTAAATGTATAATTTGAAAGTGTTACTTGGTTTTGCATTTCAATTGCTTGAATATTTTGCATAGTAAAACTTGTAGGCATCATCAAGTAATTAGTATAACCATATCCAAATCCATAAACACCTGCTGGAGGAACACCTCCTAAACCACCTTGTCCTGCTAATAAAGTAGGAGAATATAATTGGTTTACTGCTGGTGGTGCTTGGTACCAAACATTTTTAATTTCAATACCTCCTACAATACCTTCATCTTCAACCCATTTTGTTAAATCATATCTTTGTTGTCCTGGTATTAAGGATAATCTTCCTTTAAACCATGTTACATTACCACCCGCACCTGCTTCTTCACCATATTGTTGAGATAATCTAACAATAGTAGCCATTGTAGGAGTAACTACATCTGTGTTTACATCTACTGATGTAGGAGCTCCTTCTAAAGATAAGTAATTATCTCTTGTTTGAAATGCATATAATTCATTACCATATATAGTAGTTGCTTCTTCAAACCCAGCCCAAAAGTTAATATCTTGTAATTCTACGTTTTCAATAGGATAACCTAAACGCAAAGCACAAAAGTTAGCTACTTTGTTAGCATCAGTTTGGAATTGAGAATCGTTATCATAAAACCCAAAAGGTGTTGGTGGTGGCCATACTCCATTAGCATATGAAGAAGATACTTGAGAAAATGAAGATGAACCAGGCCAAATAGGTATGTTTGCCATATTTTTTTATTAAGTTGTTACAAT